CAGACCTCAACACCCATGCACACGCGGGAGATGCTTGCTACTCCGATGGCATCTCCTGCGATGGCATTGGGTACGGCACTGCATGCGGCCATCCTTGAACCCGAGAACGATCTAGCGCAGGCTGTCGTGAGTCCTGATGTTGACAAGCGAACGAAAGCAGGCAAGGAAATACATGCCGAATTTGAATTGTCTTATCAAGGTCAAGGTCGTTGCATTATTTCAGCAGATCAGGCGCAGCAGCTCGATGGCATGATCGCCGCGTGCGAAAAGGATTGGCGCATCAAGCACAGCCTGAGTGCCTGCAAGAAGCGCGAGGTCAGCGTGTTTGGCGAGATCGGCGGCTACCCCGCAAAGGCTCGGCTCGACGCATGGAACAACCAAGGCATGGTGTGTGATTTAAAAACAACTCGTGATCTAGCCAATTTAGATTTTGAGAAGTCGATCGCCAACTTCGGATACGGCATGCAAGCAGCCTGGTATCGGGCCGTGTTGCGATCCGCAATGACAGCGACAGGTCGCATGTTGCCTGACGATTTCATGTTTGTCTTTCTTGTGGTTGAAACCAACGCACCATTTGGCACTGGAGTATTTCGCATGCGTGACGATGTGATGGACTGCTACAGCGACAGACTTGTCGAGTTGCAGAATGAGTGGTGGAAGTGCAAGGCTGAAAATAAATACCCGGGATGGCCGCAGGACGATGTCGTTGACATCGGGTTGCCAGCGTGGGCGATGAAAAAATTACAGGAGCAACTATGACAAACGAAATCATGTCAACAGAACAGCCGACACCGCTTGCGCAGATGCAGAAGGCGCGTGCGATTGCGAAAGAGATTGCGGCGACGGTCTCGCATCTCATCGTTCGGATATCACAGCGCGAGTACCCGACCGTGTCTTGGTGGCAATCCGTGGCGTGGGCTTTTAATTTTACAAGCACAGAACTAGAGGTCACAAAGCAACAGACCGACGACGGCTCTGTTGAATACATGGCTGTCGTCGCCATCGTGCGCATCGACACTGGCGAGACCGTCAGTCGTGGCTCTGCAATTGCGTCGAGCGCGGAGCGTGCGCCGTGGGGTCGTGCCGCATTCAGCGTGCGATCAATGGCGATCACTCGGGCTACAGGTCGTGCCTATCGACACTCTCCATGCGCAATAATCCCGCATCTATTAAAGATTGAAGCAACGCCTGCGGAGGAGATGCCGATCGAGTCGGCGCAGCCCGAGGCGCGTGCGTTGCCACCCGCTGCTGCATCAAGCAGCGGGTCGAGCAGCGTAATGGCGATGCTCAAGCAGTCGGTGCTTGAGGAGCAGATTGAAGGTCTAGCCGGCCAAGTCAGCGAGATTGCCAAAGAACTTGGTCACAAAATTTCAGCCGCGTCGGCGCAAGCCGCAGCGGAAAAGGGAAGCGCATCGCGTGAAGATGTTCGGGATCGACTCGTTGCCAAGGTGGCGACTGGTCACAGCAAAATTTCAGAAAAGAAAGCGAGTAAGAAATGAAACTGATATGGGATGCACCGCAGGAACTAAAGACCGATCGCAAGTTTGAGGAGATCATTCTTCCGAATGGTGTCTACACATTCACCATCACAAAGGCAGAGTTCGCCGCCGACAAGTACAAGGTGAACGAGTTTAACAAGGACGGCATGTCGCTCAAGTTGTGGCTCGACACCGAGTTCCAAGGCAACAACAAGCGGATCTTTGCCACGATCGGCGTGCATGAGCCACACATAATCAACACGGTGGTGATCGCCTGCAACCTCCCACCATTAAAGCGTGGCGGCTCTTTGAACGAGCAGAGCCTGATGGATGTCAGGGTCATGGCATCGATCGAGCAGTACACATCAAAGGTCGGCAAGGTCTCCAACATCGTCAAGGCGTATCTGCCTGCTCATCCTGCGGGCCATCAATCGGGCCATGCAAGCCCGATTGTTGTGCCAGTCGACGACATGGATATTCCGTTTTGAGATAAGCCCCGGACGGCGGGCGGCGGTGACATTGGTTGCCGTCGCTCGCTTTAATAAACGCAAGGATGCGACATGAAACTCAAACGAATGCACGACAGCGTCGAGTCGTTCTATCTCGGGCTGCTCTGCGGCTTGATCGGGATGTGGTGGATTCTTTATTCGTGGGGAGTGAACTATGGAAACTGAAGTCATCAGCCACGCCTACCGCTTGTTGCCGTACATCTTCGCAGAGGACGACATCATCGAGATCCGCACGCTCGGCGCGATGCGCGTGCAGAAGTGGACGGATCTCAAGAACGCACCCGACATCATCGCCGACCTTGCGAAACTTGGAGGCAACGCAACCGACATGTACTTCGGAGCCAACCCGAGAGCGAATAGAAAGGGCGGCACTGCCAAAGATGTGAACATGGCTCGATGCTTGTACGCAGACTTTGACGGTGGCACGACCATCGAGCAGGCGAAGATGAAAATATTGGAGTCACTGATACCTGAGCCGACAGCGATTGTTGCCACTGGTGGAGGCGTGCATGCGTGGTGGCGGCTGTCGGAGCCGCTCACGAACATGGATATTCACTGCGCTTATCAGAAGGCACTCGCTGCTCGGCTCGGCTCTGACAAGTGCATTCACGACGCTCCGCGCTTGATGCGCTTGCCGGGCTTTGTCAATACCAAGTACGACCACCGACCTTTGTGCTATGTGGCCGCAGTCGACACGGACAACACCTACTCGCTCGCAGATTTTCCTGACCCGACGGATGGAGAGTCGGAGCGAGTGGGAGTTGTCGTGCCGCCAGTGCCAAAGTCGATGAGCAACCTGTCGCACCGATTCTTGAACGAGGGCTATGTGATGCCAGCGGGTCGGCGACAGACCATCTTCACGGTGGCGTGCGATCTTGCGGCACGGTCTTGGGACGAAGGCGATGCGATCAAAGCGATCACGGAGCGAGCGCAGTCGCTTGGGCTGTCGCCGATTGATCTGCTTGACATCCCGAGGCAGATCGCAAACGCATTCAAGTTCCCGCGCTTGCCGTGCGTTGGAGATGCCGAGGCGGCGACACCAGCTGCCGCAGACTCCGCGCTTGTCATCACGCCGATCTGCAAACTCGTCGCGGCTCACAAGGAACTGCGCCGACCAATCATTCACGGACTACTGCGCTCGGGCGAGACCATGAACATCATCAGTGCGCCAAAGATGGGCAAGTCGTGGCTGGTCAACGCGCTTGCCATTCACGCATCGCTCGGGCGACCGTGGCTCGGGTTCCACTGCGCCAAGAGCCGCGTGCTGCTGATCGACAACGAGTTGCACAGCGAGACGACGGCGAGGCGCATACCCGCATTGTGCAAGGCACTCGGCATCGACATCGCCGAACTCGCAGACCTCGACACGCTGAACTTGCGCGGCAACTTGATCGACTTCTCCAAACTCGGGCCAGTGCTGTTCGACAAGATCGAGAAGGGTCGCTACGACATTGTAATCCTCGATGCGTTCTACCGCTTCCTTGTGGCCGGCATGGCTGAGAATGACAACGGCGCAATGGCTGCGGTCTACAACATGATTGATCAATGGGCGCAGAAGTTGGGCTGTTGTTTCATCATGATCCACCACACATCAAAGGGCAATCAGTCGGACAAGGATGTGACCGATGTCGGCTCGGGCGCAGGCAGCATGAGCCGAGCAGCAGACACGCATCTCATCCTGCGCCACCATGAGGACGAGCATCACCTGGTGCTTGACGCAGCCGTGCGGTCGTTCGAGCCAGTGCTGCCCAAAGTTCTGCATTGGTCGTTCCCGCTGTTCACGACAGCCGACAACAAAGATGCGGCACGGCTCAAGCGCAAGGTGGCAATCGATGACGGCTGGACTACCGAGCGATTTGTCGACGAGGTGTTTGGTATCAAGACCCTGACCACAGGTCAGGCTTTGCCCATCGCCCTCAAGTTGAAACTGAGTGCCAACAGGTTTAAGACCCTCCGTCAAGCCTCGGTCGGAGAGGGTTTGCTCGTCGCCGAGAGCGAGCGCGGGCCGTACCGAAAGGCAATGTGATGCATCTATATATAGTCCATATAACTTTATCGGAGGGCATCATCGGAGGGTCGGCGATCCGTTCAACCTCCGATCTTTCGGGCGTGAAAAGATCGGAGGGACGACCCCTAGAGGGTGTCGTCCCTCCGATGTTTTCTACGACGCTTGGGTGCGCCTCTCAAAACATCGGAGGCGGTGGCAGACCCTCCGATGTTTTGACATGACACCATCCGACACCATCCTCAGAATCGCCGTCCGAGTAGCCGCGCTCGGGTCGGAACGAGATGCACAGCGGCTCCGGGAGGTGGTCGTCTGGATTGTGGAGTGGGAGGTGAGGGTGCGGGAGTTCGAGTCGGTGGAGCAGAGGTTGAAACAGTGCGAGGCAGAGAGAGATCACATCCGAGAGTTGGAGATCGGGCTGAGGCCACGGATCAGCCACAACCAAGATCCAAAAGGAAAGTGGGTGCAATGACAACACGAGACGAAGAGCAGCGCACGATCGCACAGACGCGGGACTTTCTTTTCTTCCTGCTGCACTGCAAGCCAGGCGAGATCAAGTTCATTCGCACGGAGTCGCATCGACTGCTAAAGCATTACCCGATCATGCCGCTATTGCGAGCGGGCGATTCGATGAGAAAATGCAACGGTGGAAAGCGATCCCGAGAATGACGACATCACCTATGTGCTCATCGGCGGGCCGTGCTGCGGCGACGAGATACAGCCTTCGCGATCGGACACGCATATTCGGCTCGGGGTCATTAAGGGAATTTGTTTGGACAGGGAGGTTCCATTGCACCTCAAGGGCGAATACACCGAGGCTCTCTACACCCGCATGCCCGACGGCAAGTGGGTCTACATCGGGCGATACAGGTGGGACGGAGACAAGACCTATTTCAGCGAGTCGTGACTTGCCTATTGCGAGCGAAAATATAAAGGGCAAAATGTAGTCATGGGATCGCACTCACGAACCAAAGGAAAAGTCGGCGAGCGCGAGTGCGCCGCTGAACTTGCAAAGCATTGGAACTGCACGGAGGCAAGACGCTCAGTGCAATACTGCGGCGACGCTGGTGATGCGGATCTAAAAGGCACGGGCAATTTGCATGTCGAGTGCAAGCGATACTGCCGTGTCGCCGTGACCGATTGGCTCGAGCAGGCAGAGATCGACGCAGCACCGGGACAAACGCCAGTCGTTGTCTTTCGTCAAGACGGCGAGAACGAGTGGGTCGTGATGATGCGGGTCAGTGCTGCGCCACAGTTTGCAAGGGAGTTGCTGAACTTAATCGGGGAGAAGTAATGGCCAAGAGCGTGAAACCAAGTTGGATTGTCACGCATCACGGTCGCAACATCCACATCGTAAAAGATACCGCGTCGCAATTAAAGAATTGGGAGCGATGGATTCTTGTGTTGAGCGATGTGCATTTTGACGGCGAGTGCGATCGACCAGTGCTCAAGCGATTGCTACAGACCGCAGTCAAGCGTGACGCAATGATCATTTCAAATGGAGATTGGTACGACCTCTGCCAAGGCCGCACCGATGCAAGACAGGACAAGGCGCGACTGCGATCTAACCTTGCGGCGACGGCATACTTCGACGAGTGCATTGATGAGACGGCATCGTTCTTGTGCGATGAAGTGCCAGGTGCTGCGGAGCGTTGGGTGTTCTTTGGGGCTGGCAATCATGAGACATCATGGACTCGTCACCACGAGACCTGTCCAGTTTCGCACACGGTGCGCGCACTCAAAAGCAAGTGCAAAAATACACAGGTTGGAGCGGGTGGATACGGTGGATGGATGAAGGTGCAACTCGAAGCGGGTGGCAATCACTTGACATTCACGATGAAGTATTTTCACGGCGCAGGCGGTGGATTTAGCGCGGCAAAGAATATGTTCAGTTGGATCGAGTCATGCGACGCAATCGTTTGCGGGCATGATCACAATTCAAACATCATCGGCGTGCAGCGCGAGTACCTATCAAGTCAGAACGGTGCGTACCGCGTGCACAATCGCTTCTGCTCTTTCATTCGTGTGGGCACATTGGCAAAGGGATACAAGGACGGAGCGCAAGGATACGAGGCGCAACTCGGTAGTGGCCCGAAGCCGTGCCGGCAAAAGTGGATTCGATTATTTGTCGACTATGAATTGCAGAAGGCAACCACATCGAATCGCAGCGTGATGCGACCTCGCATGAATTGGGAGGTGCTCGATGCCCAATGACTTCTCATGCAAGATTGGCGGGATCATGTGGCGCATCAAGTTTGTGAAGTCGAGCGAGATCAGCCGCACCGCTTGGGGAACATGCGACCATCCACCGGGCAGACGGCCAACGATCTGCATCCGTGCATCGATGACACCAGCGCAACGCATCGACACCATCATCCACGAGACGCTCCACGCTGCGCTGCCGCTGCTCGATGAGGCAGCGGTGCGATCGACTGCGACAGACATTGCGAGAGTGCTGTTGAAGTCGGGCTATCGTCATGCCGAATAGACCGCCACGCTTGGGTCAGCGTGCGCCGCAAGCAAAGCAGCCGCGACTGCCTGATCATCGAGAGCAGAGCCAGAAGCGTGGCTACGACTGGACATGGCGTGCGTTAAGTAAACAGGTGCGCAACGAGGAGCCGTTGTGTCGCCATTGCCTGCGTGAGGGCAGGGTTACTGCCGCTGTGTGCGTGGATCACATCGTCCCTATCTCCATCGCTCCCGACCTGCGATTGGTCAGGATTAATTTGCAGGGGCTGTGCGCCTCATGCCACGCATCCAAGACGCAATCCGACCTAAAAAAATAGTGGCGTTTCTAGCGTGAGAATGGCATGGCGATTCTGATCAACCATTGGCATGCCATTATTTCATCAGAAACAGGGGGGGGTCGCCGAATCCACACTCGCCGTTCACCACCGTGCTTGGCCATGTTTACACGCGTGTTTGAGTATTTTTGAGATGAAACTTGACAGTTTCTGTGACTTTGCGTGAGCGGGTCGCTGGCATTGCGTGCGGAGTGTAGCAAAATTTGCGTGCGTCACTTGCGAGCGAAAATAAAATTGCGACACTGCGTGCATGGGACGACGCGGCCCCGCTCCGACACCAACATCAATCATGACCCTTCGAGGATCGCGACTCGGGGCCCGTCGTGCCAAGACTGAAGTTGTCGGCACTGACGGCACGCCGCTGATGTTGCCGTGCATCACTGAGAACATCGAGAGCAAAAGAATCTTTGATCTCGTCGTGTCACAGATTACGAAGTTGGGCGTTATGAAAGAGCAGGACGGCATCAGCGTCAGCATGCTCGCAAACGAATTGGCTCTCGGGGAGCACGCCGCCGCCATGGCTTTACAGACTGGTGGCGATGTGATCGAGGGCAAAGGCGGGATACCGATGATGAATCCTTGGGCACGAGCGCGTCGGGAGTCGCGCGACGCGGCGTGGCGGATCATCACGCATTTCGGTTTGACTGCTTCGAGTCGGGTTGCACTTCAAGGTCAGAAAGCCGCTGGCGATAGCAAAGAAGACACGATCAAAAACCTGTTCAAGTTCGGATCTTAAACGATACGACTTGCCCGGCTACGACGCAGTTGCGACAGCAGGCGACGGCGATCACTTCGTCCAGGCTAAAGCCGACGCGGCTTTCGCATTCTTTTCTCAGGCGTTGCAACACAGCAAAGGCAAGTGGGCTGGTCAGCCCTTCGAGTTACAGCCGTGGCAAAAGGCGATCGTCGGCAACTTGATCGGGTGGCAACGCGCCGACGGCACACGCCGCTATCGCTCGGCATACATCGAGGTCGCCCGCAAGAACGGCAAGAGCACATTGATCGCGGGCCTTGCGCTGTGGTCGCTGCTCGCCAGCGGCGAGAACAGCCCCGAAGTTTACTGCTGTGCATCAAGTCGAGATCAAGCGGCGATCGTCGGCGACGCTTGCAAGGCGATGATCAGAGCGTGTCCAGCGTTGTCGAGCGTGCTAGAGATTTATCGCAACACGATCACATGCGCAAAGAACAACGGCAAGATTGAAATCTTGTCAGCGGACGCAGGCACGAAGCACGGCAAGAGTCCATCGTGCATCATCTACGACGAGTTGCACACTGCACCAAATCGGGATCTGTGGGATGCAATGGCTACTGGAGTCGGAGCACGACAAGAGCCGCTCTCAATTTCGATTACGACTGCGGGTCACGACAAGCATTCGCTGTGCTACCAACAGCATGAGTATGCGGAGAAGGTGCGCTCGGGCACTGTGGTGGATCGCTCGCACTTACCAGTGCTGTTCGGCGCGGACAAAGATGCAGACTGGAAATCGCCAGCGGTGTGGCGTGCGGCGAATCCGAATCTCGGCGTGAGCGTTGAAGAATCATTCTTGCAAAGCGAATGCGAGAAGGCGCAGGAGTTGCCAGGACACGAAATAGCCTTCAGGCAGTTGTATCTCTGCCAATGGACAGAAACAAAGAAGCGATGGATCTCGCTCGAGTCGTGGGCCGCGTGCGCCGCGCCCGAGATCGACGAGCAATACTTTGCGGGCAAGGACATCATAATTGGATGCGATCTTTCCACCACAACTGACCTCACTTCCGTGGCCGTGATCACTGTCGACGAGGAAGAAAATGTAGCGTTTTTATCTTACGCATTCTGTCCTGAGAACGGCATCCGCAGACGAGCGCGGGTCGATCGAGTTCCCTACGACACTTGGGCTTCACAAGGATCATTGATCGCCACACCGGGCGATGTCGTTGATTATGAATATGTGGCGCAGAAGATCCGCGACATCTCAAAGATCGCCCGCTCGGTCAAGGCAGTCGGCTACGACCCTTGGAACGCAACGCAGTTCGCTGTCGGGCTTGCGCAAGAAGGTCTACCGATGCTTGAGGTGAGACAAGGTTTCCGCACAATGAGCGAACCGTGCAAAGCACTCGAGGCACTCGTCCTCGGCAAGAAGTTAAAGCACGCCGCGCATCTAGTCGCCGACTGGTGTATGGCCAACACGATGATCGACACCGATCCCGCAGGCAATATCAAACCATCGAAAAGCAGTTCGACGGAGCGCATCGATTGCATCGCCGCGCTCGTCACGGCGTTGGCGTGCATGGTGCACAAAGACGCAACACCAACCTCCATCTACGACAAGGAACCACTCCAATGGGTTTGATCGATCTCATCACACGCGCACTCGGCAAAGCCCCGCCTCGATCTATGTTCGAGGATACAACTCCAATCGGACAACCAATCTCAGGCGGCATCCAGTCCTATGTCTCATCGTGGGCTTGGACTGGCAAAACCATTTCGCCCGACAATGCGATGGAGGCTCCGACAGTTTACGCCTGCGTGCGATTGATCTCGCAGACGCTGGCTCGCATGCCGTGGCAAGTTCTGCGCAACAGCGCGGACGGTGCGAGCAATGATGTCACGCATCCTGTGTACCAGCTGCTCAACGGAGAAGCCAACGAGGACATGACATCGTTCGTGTTTCGTGAAGCGCAGATTTCGGATTGCTTGCTCTACGGCAATTCATTTGCATTCATCAATCGCAATCCCGCAGGCACACCGATCGGACTTGAGCGACTGCGACCTGACTTGATGTACATGATGCGAGACGCTGCCAATCAGCCGTATTACCAATACTGGACAGGCAAGGCAGACGAGAAGGCATCCGAGGAAATCAAGCAACGCAAATTTAGACCTTACGACATTCTGCATGTAGTCGGGCCAAGCGCAGACGGCATGCTTGGCGAAGCGGCGATCCATCGCATGCGCGACCTGATCGGCATGGAATTGGAGTTGCAAGAATTTACATCTCGATTCTTCTCGCAGAATTGTCGACCAGCTGGTGTGCTTTCTATGCCGGGCAGACTGAGCGCGGAAGGCGCAAACAGATTGCGCGAGGCATTTAATCGGGTTCACTCAGGCGCACAAGGCGCTGGCAAGATTGCGATCCTTGAAGAAGGCCTCAAGTTTGAAGCCATCAGCACCAACGCAAAAGACAGCGACCTCGACAGCATGAAGAAGTTTTGCCGCCAACAGATCGCGGCGGCATTCAATGTGCCGAGCCACCGCGTCGGCGACAACGACGGCGTGAGTTACTCGTCAGCCGAACAAGCCAATGCAGTGTTCGTGCAGAGCACGCTGGCGGGTTGGGCTGCTCGACTCGAGCAGGAAGTCAATCGCAAGTTGATCAAGCGCGGCGACGATGTTACGACCCGCATCTCATTTGATGATCTGTTGCGTGGCGACATGTCGACCCGCTTCAGCGCGTATGCGGTCGCTGTCACCAACGGCATCTTGACACCCAACGAAATCAGAGCGCGTGAAGGATTGCCAGCCGTCGATGGCGGCGAGTCGATCCGCTTGCCTCTGAACACAAGCACACCGACGGCGGCGGCCTCTGCCACTCCCGTATTGCAAGACCCAGCGGTCACGCCACCGCCGTCGGATGTTGTGCCAGCGTCGGTCGACATCGACCCGACTGAGTTGAAGTCGACCGTCAATCCACTTGACCGTGCAGTCGATCTTTTCTATCCGTCGGCGCTTGCGGCAATGACAAGATGCACTGAGGCAGAAGCCAAGTATCTCAAAGGATGCCGCACGAAAGAAAAGGTATCCAAGTGGATACCCGATGTCGCACGCATCGCCAGCGAGATCGCCCCGATCATGCGCGGGCTGCTTGTCTTGCAAGGTCACAGCGACCGCGCAAGCGACGGCAATGCCGTCGCCAACGCATTCGCAGAATCGATCAAGACCGAAGCACGCAATGCCGACTGGCATGTCACAGGACACACCGAGACGGCCGTGGCACTCGCCACGCGCCTGATTCAAGAACTCATTCAAACCAACAAGGAGCAACTATGAGCAACATCGAAACACGCAAGGCTGGCGCAGTAAAAGTAACCAAGCGAGAAGGCGAACTCGTCCCGGGCGAGCCGCTGGTGCTCGCAGGCGTTGCGGCGAATTGGAACCGCTACGACATGGGAACCACATACGAGCGTCTTGAGCCGACTTGCTTTGACGAGTCGATCGCAGCCGACGGCGAGAAGATTGTGCTGCTGTGGAACCACGACACTGCCAAGCCGATGGGTCGAGTCAGCGCAGGCAATCTAGATGTGTTTGCTGATGCGGACGGCCTCGGATTCGAGTGCTCGCTTCCCGAGACGGATACGAGTGAAGAAGCGCATGCCTTGGTCAGTGCAGGCATTGTGACGCAGTGCTCGTTCGGGTTCATCTCGCTTGCCGAAAAGTACGAACCGCCTGCCAAAGGCGAGACCAAGGGGACGAGAGTGATTCAAAAGGCTCGCCTTTTGGAAATCTCCGTGGTCTGTTTTCCCGCGAACGAAGAAGGCACATATGTCGAAGCCCGAGCCGAGCAACCGAAAGCCAAGAAACGAAAGATCTACCTGCCTCCACAATTTTGATCTAGACCCCTTGCGAGCGAAAATCCGTTTGCGATAATGGGGTCATAACTGAATAGAGCCTCGACCGACGCTGCCTGACGGCGATCGATCACGAGAGCGGACTTCCGCGAACTCCCCGAGAGCACGCTGGCCCGATGCGTACTTAGACCTTCCGCATTTTGCTGCGTGTTTTCTTTTATACACGCAAGGAGTTTGAATGAACGATAATCAAAAATATGGAGTTGACAGTCCAGAGTATGCGAACGCATACCAAACCTATGTCCTGCGTGGCCACAAATATTTAAGCGATGCAGAGTTGCGCGTGCTAAACATCGGCACTGGCGGATCTCTGCTCTCTCCAACAGGTTGGGCAAAGTCACTCGAACATCAAATCAATGAGGACACAATTCTCAGTCGTGTTCAAAAAATTGAGAGTGCCACTAATTTTGTTGCACAGATTTATCAAAACGACATCACTGTTCAAACTGGAGTCGCTGAGCAATCAATCGGAACTCTTCAAAGTCCATCTTTTAAGCGACCATATCAAGGCACATCGGGTACAAATCAATATTCATTCAGCCTGAACAAGATCACGGTTGGCGTGCGGGTTTCAAATGAATTGCTGTCTGATACCAATGCTGCTGCCAGCATTGAAACATGGCTCCAAAACGAAATCATTGGTGATCTCATTGGCAAGGTCAACAATCAAATCTTGATCGGTGGCGGCAGCACAGAATGCCAAGGCGCATGGGGAACTGCAAAGACCAATTCCCGAACCGCGTCGACTACCGTGACGACAACCAACACTATGAAGGATG